GCACAAGGTGGTATATTTGGATTCATTGGTATGGCGGCAGCCATAGCCGCAGGTTTCGCACAGGTAGCAGCAATCCGTAGTCAAACATATTCAGGTAGAGCACTTGGCGGTCCTATGGTAGGCGGACAAGGATACCTAGTTGGTGAACGGGGTCCTGAGATATTTACTCCAAGCACAGCAGGCACTATGACACCAAATGATAAACTTGGTGGCGGTGCAACCAATGTGACATTCAATATAGTAGCCAATGATACACGTGGCTTTGATCAATTATTGATGGAGCGTCGCCCATTGATAACCAAGATTATTAGAGATGCTAATTTAGAACAAGGTAGGAGACAATAATGGCTGACATAACAACAGAATTCCCAAATACACCCAGTTTCCAAACTGTGGATTTCAAGGTGATAACACCTACGATAACCAGCGAAACTGCCAGTGGCAAGAAACGCAGGGTTGGACAAGGCATAAGTTATTATACTTGGACAGCAAAATACGCACCATTGACACCACGCGATGCGGGTCCAATCATTGGATTTATCCGCTATGCTGAAGGTCCGTTATACAGCTTTGAAGTCATATTACCAGAGATCAGCTTTAGTAAATGTTTCAGCCAACCAAACACGGTAGTTACCAGAGCTAATCTTGCCATTGGCTCAGCTAATGTTACAGTTGATACAAGTAATACTGGCATTGGTGAAGTCTTACGTGCAGGTGACTATTTTAAGTTTGCCAATCACAGCAAAGTCTATCAGGCAGTTATCAATTGCAATAGTGAAAGTGATGGTAACGCCACATTAACTTTTGCCAGTCCAACAATTAGCAATGTCCCAGCTGGAACAAGTTTAACAATCACCAGTGTGCCTTTCACAGCTATCATAGACAGCACGGAACAAGAGATTAGTGTTGGCTTTGGTGGCATGACAGAAGTAGAAGTTAAAATGCGTGAGGTCTTTTAATGGGATTCATTACCCAAATCTTAGCGTCAATTGTAGGTTCCATTACGGTAATAAATTTTGAAACGCTTGTTACCGTTAACACTACTTCAGCACACAATTTTAGTGTTGGTGATACTGTGTCAGGAGTATTGGATGCTGGATCAGATGGATATTATCAAGTTAAAGGTGCCAGTGTCACACAAGTTATAAGTTCAACTTCATTCCAACTTGCTGTCTTTCTAAGTAATCTGCCAGTTGGAACTTATACTCTAAACAATAATTCCTATATCACTAGAGATGAGTTCTATCGTGACAATTATGTAGCTGTTGATTTATTAGAATTACATCTAAAGAATTCAGCAGGCACCAGCGACCCATTATACCTCTGTGGTGGTGGATTTAATATCAACTACGATAGTCCAACAGCACCCAACGCAGGAACTAATGTCTACGAAGCACAGGGTAATTTCATTGGTGTCAGCACACTTAGTGAAGACTTTGAAATTAAGGTTGGTAAATTTTCTATAAGCCTATCTGGTGTAGGTAATAGTTATGTAAATAGATTTACAAGTTATAGTCCAGAAGGACAGCGTGTGGTTATCTATCGTGCTTTCTTAGAATATAAAGTGGTTAATGGTATTGACGGATTAGTTATAGTGCCAAATCCAATAGTATTATTTGATGGCATTGTTTATAATGTTAGTATAAGTGAAACAGGTAGCACCTGTCAAGTTACAGTTGAATGTGCTACCCTGTTCAGTGATTTTGATCGTAGCAATGGGCGTAAAACAAATAATGGTAGCAATTGGTTGTTCCAAGATGGCAATACCTATGATAAGAGTATGGAACAAGCAGGCTTCGTTGGACAAAGTAATTTCTTATGGGGAAGATTATAAAATGCAGATTAGAAAGATACATCCAGGCGAGATAGATGATATATTCGTATTATTTCATCAACATACACAAGAAGCGATACAATCAATGCCTGAACTAGCTGATGAGATTGATGATGGTGCTTTGCTAAACACCGTGAGAGGTTGGAGTATACAACACCATATGTGCTTTCTTGTAGCCTTTGAAGGTCAGCGTCCTGTTGGTTATGTAGCAGGAGGACTTGCGGCACAACCTTGGAGTAAAAAATTATATGCACAAATTGGATTAATATTCTTAACAGAAAATAGTCGCAGTATGGAAAACTTTAAGGCATTAGTAGATAAGTTTGAAGAATGGGCTAAATCTGCCCAGGCGATTAGAGTTGTAGCTGGTGACATAGGAGTTAATGTAGATAGGACTCGTAAGATATTTGAATATCTTGGTTTCACTGAATGCTTGTCTGTTAAAAGAGATATAAAATATGTTTGAACAATTACCGTTTAATACAAAAAAAGAAAATAAAACTAAATCTCAACAGACTATAGAATTATTTTGGAAAATATTTAAGAAAATATTCTATAACTTAATGTTTGGACCCATTGGTGTTGGTATAGGGTTATGGGCATTTAGTATGCCTGCTCAAGCTGGATTTTTTGAGGCTATATTTGCTGTTTTTAGCGTCGTTGGTTCCTTGTTTGGTGCAGCTGGAACAGCGGCTATCTTTGTAGGTGCTGTTGCCATTGGTGCGGCAGTTTATGCTTCTACAGCATTCCTTGGCTTCTTAGGTATGAAGATGCCTGACATGAGCAATGAACAGAGTGCTAATCAACAAGCAGAAGGTGTGCAGATACAACGTCGTGGTAGTGTTGAACAGATTCCTGTGGTATATGGACATCGTCGCATAGCTGGTATCGTGACATTTGCTACGACTGGTAAAGAAAAGAACAAATACCTCTGGGTATGTTATACTTTCTGTGAAGGACCCATTGAAGGTATGAAAAAGATTTTCATTGACGATCACGATTTAGCCACGGATCACCCCAGCAAAGATCCTGAAATCGTTGCTAAGAGATTAAACGCACTACAGAATGATGCTGGTGAGGCTAACAAACCCCTGGCGATTACCTGGAGCAAATATTCAGGGCGTGCTCAATTCTTCTTTAGTCCAGGCACTTACTACACGGATCCAACACAATCTACTATCAATAATTATGTGTTAGGTGAAGGTGGTGTGTTCTCAGAAGTGCCCACAGACAAATATACAGATGACATGGTGCATAATGGGTTAGTGACATTATGGGCACGTTATGAATGGAAAGCTGGTGAGGATAATCCTTTCACAGGTAGTATTCCGTTGATACACATTGAAGTGTTAGGCAAGAAAGTCACACCGTTATACACACAGAGTAATGTAGCCGCAGCCAGCAACGCATACGATACCAAAGTCACATCAACAGCATCAAGTGCATATGGCACCAATGAAAGATATTCAATCAATCCAGTTGAATGCCTATTGGACTACTTACGCAATCCACGTTATGGTAAAGGTTTAACCAATAGTGAGATTGACTATGATAGTTGGTATAAGGCAGCTAATAAATGTAATACATTCGTGTCCAGCAGTGTCAGTGGACAAACACATCGCATACACACGATAAACGCAGTGGTGCAGACTGATGCGACTATCATGAACAACATCAAGACACTCTTACAAAACTTCCGTGCTTATATGCCTTATCATCAGGGCAAGTATAAACTACGCCTTGAAGATGCTGGCAATGAAACAGACATCACCAGTGGTGTAGCTACTATCAAACGTATATTCACTCCTGATAATATCGTGGGTGACATCACCTACACTGGTATTGAACGCAGTGCCAAATACAATCAGGTGACTGTGCAGTATGTGGAACCAGCTGAAAAATTCACCAATCAGAGTGTGGTATATCCAGCAGCTGACAGCACCTTATATGCTAATGTCAGAGTAGCAGATGGCAACAGAGATTACACCAACGAGATAACCTTACCAGCTATCACCAATCGTGACACAGCATTGATGATGGCAGAGTTGATATTTAATAAATCACGATATCAAGAAAGCTGCACTTTAACCGTGACTAGTGAAGCATTCAATCTTGAACTTGGTGATAATATCTACATCAAGAGTAAAGTGTTGAACTTCGTAGATCCTACAGACATCGCCAATACTATACCTTGGCGTATCGTCAGCTTACAACTACAAACTAATCACAGCGTGCAACTACAGTGTGTGCGTAATCCAGACTTTATCTATCCATACACTCGCAAGAATGAAAGAGATGTTATTGAAGCTATCTATGTGCCAAAAGGTGCAGAGGTGCTGTTGCCAGCTAATAAGGAATTATTTCCAGTAGGCATCATACCACCAAATAAGAAACCATTGCCTGGGGACCCAGTGACTTCAGACCCAATCATTACTCCTCCAGCTACTCCAGCACCACCAAATCCTATAGCACCACCAGCACCACCTGCGAAACCATTAGTTGATGTTGTAAATATCACTGGGGTTGCACAAGTTGAGATTGGCGGACAAAAATATGCTAGACTACAATGGCGTCATCCAGACATAGCTCAGTTCAAAGGATTATTGATTACTACCCAATCTACAAATTGGCCTGGT